TTAAATGAAGTTTTAATTACGGGTTTATGTGAAACTTCGCTCGAACGCCCAACGCCAACTGTCATATCGGCAGGAATAGACACCAAACTTGCTTCTACTGGCTTCCACGCTTTGGCGCGATAAGTGTCGCCATTGCGTGAATCCTTTTCCATCTTGCTAATAGCATAACCAACCGAAATGTTAGCTCTAATACCATCAACAACATCAGAGAATGCTTCACGAGCAAGTTCACCTTTTCCAAAGCGAACCTTAGCACGCAGTCTACGCGATTGCTCATCAAGCTCTACTGATTCTATAACACCGATTTGCTTCTCTGGATCGTGATCCAACAGCAGTGGTGCGCGACCAGACGCTAAGAACGATAAATCAATCGCCTCAGAAGTGTGGTCTAATATTTCTTTACCGAATGAACGCTCAACAGGTTCTTCGCTAGATATAGCGATCTGAACAGTTCTCGACTCCTCGTTAATAGGAGACATATCCAGTTCCATAGCTCTGTGGCTAACTTCTAGCCCTTTGCGCTCTTCAATTACCTCGTCAACTGCTAATTCCTCTGCAACTTCCTCAACAGCAACCTCTTCGGCTACTACTTCTTCAGCAACAACTTCCTCAGCAACTACGTCTACAATTTCTTCTACAATTTCTTCAGACATAATTTATTCCTCAATCGACAGTATTGTCGGTGTTTTCATCTTCGATTATATCAGGATTTATTGAGTTTAGGGATGCGCCAAATGGTTCTAAGGCATACCTAACACCAAATTGATCTGCAACGTCTCTATCTCTAGCAATCTGAGAAACCAGCTCTTCAACATCTTTGCCGTACTGAGACGCGACATCCTGAAGGCTCAAGATACCATTCTTCAGTCCCATGACCGCAGCGCCCATCTCTTTCTGCGGGTCAACCCAGTTCCAAGCCTTACCTCTAAACTGTGCAGCTTCAGAGAACCTATCGTACTGACGCAAAGGTATCCCAAAACTATTGATCTCCATTGCAGCGCCAAGCCACTCTTCAAATACAGGTCGAACAAAATGGTCTATTACAAACCGCTGTAGAACTCTGTATTGATCTCTCTCTTCAAGTGCGCCTTGTCGAATTGAGCTGTAGCTAGTAGCCTCAAGGTCGTTAGATAGACTTGTATAGCTCACACCAATGGCAGAAGCTATACCCTTCAAACAAGCCTTGTGAAAACCCTCAAATTCGTTATTTGGGTACTGCGGGTCGAACGCCTTAAAGTCAACTCCATTAGGAAGCTGATGGAATGTACCTGGAGTCGCCTCCATAATAGGGACATTACCATCAAGGTCGTCCGCTACAAATCCATCACCAGTCGGCGAAGTAAAGAAGCCCATCTTAGACGCACCAATTCTCGCATTTACAATAGCAGCTTCACGCAAAGCGCCTAACTGCTTAATTGATGCAAGAGCAGGAGAAATCCAAGGATCTCCTCTAGTTTGACCAGCTCTGTTTGGGTCATACAAATGTATAACTTTCTCAGCGGGAATTCTGATGTGCTTAGTAGACTTTCCTGTAGTGGAATAGTCATAATCGCCAGGATGGTAGCTCAAAACGTGATAAGCGACAGGCTTTTTGAACTTATCTAGCTCAATACCCATGCGAACTTCGTTACCGTTAGCCAGTCTTTCGTTCTTTTGCTCATCAACTTGATCCGGCTCAATGAACTCAATCGCGAATGAATCGTGGAATGAAGGCCCTCTATGCTTAACAATAAAGGCTTCACCGTCTCTAGCCAGGCTTTCCATTGCCAATTTCTGTGCGTCAACCCATGAATGCTTGCCGTCTACAGTGCAATTACCTAGCTTACCCCACTTCTTAAACGCAGATTCTACCTTTTGGTTGCCGTCTCTGTCAGACTTTCCAATGCTATCAGTTGCTTTTACCTGAAGATTAAAGCCTTTTTCACCAATAACATTGGTTTTGAGCAGCATTAGGTATCTTTTGACGTATTCGTTGTTTCTAGCAAGGTCGCGTGAGCGTGATCGAAGGATTCTTATTGCTGGACGTAATTCGCTATCAGCACTTCTCTCAGAAGCCTTAAAATCATTAAAAAGATAGCCTTGATTAGCGCCTTGATAAGATCGCTTGAAAGTCTTGCCTTTTAGCTTAGGCTTGGCCTTAAATAGGTCAAAAATTGCCACTTAAAACCTCACTTGAATCGTTGTGTGACCCTTACGGCCATTCTTTGCATCAGTTTTAGATTGCTCGTTGAGAACTTCCTGTTTATAGAAGTTCCTGGCATCTTGCAACTCTGCAAAAGTCATCTTGGTTAGAGATCTTCCTGCAACAGAATAACTAGAAACATCGGAATCAGCCTTACCGTTAAGCAGGCTTTCGATCTTATCAAGCATTATCTTGGAGTTAGTACGCGGATCAGCCTGATTAACTTCTAGGTCAGGAGTTATATTAAAGTTTCCTTTGAATATAACAATTCTCTCATTGTCAGAGTTGCGCTTTATCTCTAACTGATAAAAATAATACCCTGGAGAAAATGCTGCACTTGAGTTTCCACTTATCTGGAACAGGTAATGAGTAGTTTGATCTGTACCAACAACCTGTATTTCATTTTGACCGCCGCCAGTAATTCTAGCAACATAAGTAGCCGTGTATAAATCGGCTGGATAGTCTGAAACAAAGTCTGATCTCTTCCACTGAACGAAGTCACCAACTACTATAGACTCTGGTTCACCTTCAGGAGCGTTTACTGCATCAAAAGCATTGGCCATTTATCTTTCCTTTAACGCCAAGAATTAACAAAACCTTTTCCTACATTAGGTACAAAGGATTCTTGCCTTTTGTTCGGTTTGACAGTTTCGGGCTTTACTGCCCCACGGCCTTTGTTGTCGGCCAACGCATTAATGTCAATATTCAATATCGCATATGCTGATAAGGCGTAAACAAAACAGTCTAACGCTTCGTTTCTTGGCCTAATCTTTTGGAATATGCGCTGCTTATATCCTCGAACAAACTTTGTAACAATCTTCTCAGCAGTCAACTGCCTAAAGTATTCATCATTTAAGTCATCGTGGAAATGAATATAGCCAGCACCTTCATCCCTAATTCGCATCCTAGCGAACAATAAATCTTTTGCTGTATTTACACCAACTGGAAACAGCAGGCATTTGCCAATATTGTTTTTTGATGGACGGCCAACAATGGCTTTACCTTCACCACCAACACCTTTTATCGCAAACACTCTTCTAGCATAGTTTTTCTTGCAGTAGGAGTATACCGCATTCGTAAAATGACCGCCAGAGTCAACACAAGTAGCCCTTATAGGCAAAAGCCTACCATCGTTAGTAAGGTATGTAGTAAAAAGCTTACTGTCCAGAGAAGTCCATAATTGCGGCGTAGAGGGATCGCCGTACAACACCTCATGGTTGATTACCCAAGACTCATCATCACGACCCCATCCAATATAGGAAACTTCCAATCGGTCATCCTGTACATCAACGCCAGCAGTAATAAATACAACTTCTTCAGGTATATGATCGCCATACGCTTCTCTTCTAGTAGACAGAGAATAATCGTCAATTGTTTCGCCTTGATCTTCCCAGCTTTCTCCAAGATAAGTGTTCGTCCATACCCGAAGTTGCTCAGGGTTCTTCCTCATCGACATAAAATCACGAACGCCATCAGACAATGGAGTCCAAGGAGAATACAAACCTGATATGCGAAATCCAGCAATGCCTGTAAATGGCTTTCCAGCTACCCATTTACCGTTCCTAATAGACCATCGCCTGTCAGCATCAGTCCAGAGTACAGCGCAGCTAGAACACTCGTAAGATGCTGTCTCAGGGTCTTTGTTGATCCACTGCACATTGGCCCACTTTAACACCTGCTCTGTATGGCAATGCTTGCAAGGAACGTGAAAGTCTCGTTGATCAGATCCTTCGAACGCTTCCTCGATGCGACTGTTATCTTTGTTAGTCGGAGTGGAAACCATAATAATCTTACGGTTCCAAAAGGTAGCAGCTCGCTTACGAGCCAGCTGAACAGGATCACCTTCAGATCCAGCACTAGCGGGATAACGGTCAACCTCATCGCAAAGAACTAAACGTATAGGACGAGATGCAAGTCCAGATGGACTGTTAGCGCCAACCAGAGTAAGACTGCCACCAGGGAATAGCTTGTGCAAAGTTGTATTGCCACTATCTCTCGCTCTAGGGTCTTTTACTTTATTGCGAAGACAAGG